CGTAAGTCCTTGTTATTGCACCTTTTTTTTCGACTGCACCCAAAAGGCTACCATTGCAAATAGAACCGGAGGATTTATGAGCACAGAGGACGGTAAATTTCCACGATTCGCCTACGATTTGGTGATCGAACTCGAAGGAATGGTTAAGACTCCTGCCTTCCCCACCACTGCCCACGGCTTCCGAGACCTAGACGAGGCCGCATTGCGGCAAGCCGCCTTTACGGCTGGCGCGCGCTCGCTGGTGGACCAAGTTAAGGCGTGGAGGGACGAGGTAGACGATCATGGCGAGCTTGACAGTGTACTTGACGCTTCCGGAACAGAGTTCCCCCAAGTCTTTGGACCGGATGGCGAACTTCGTCGCGGAGCACCATCCGAGCATGTGGAAAGCGTGGTTGCTGAACCTGTGCTGGCTGATGGAGGTCGAATACGACGGATCGCTAGTCGCCTTGGTCTGGTTCAGCCCTCTGACGGGTGAGATCATTGAGGCGCACGCTTGCGCGGACCCCGCGTGGCGGGGGCGCTGGATAACCCGCGAGGTCCTACACCGCCTCACACGAATCATTGACGAATCAAAGTGCTCACACATCGTGGCTCAGGTCACGTCCCCGCTAGTCGCCCGAATATGGCGTCGCGTGGGATTCAAGGTCCATAAGACCATAGCCATATTAACCATTAAGGATACAAACGATGGGTAGTGCAGTCTCCGCCTTGACGGGCGGACTACTTGGCGGAAAGCCGAAAAAGGCTCCAACCACCATTATCCGGCAGACCGCGCCGCAGAACACCAAGACTGATCCTAACAAGTCTGAGGGAGTTGCTGATGCGCGCCGTCGCCGTCTAGCTCTAAGCCGCCGCACGGGCCGCAGTGCCCTACGTATCGATCTGGCTCAGGGCAGCAATAAGGGCACCACACGCACTGGTCTGTCCATTCAGTAATCAGGAGGATAGGACATGGCGCTCAAAGCCCGCTACGAACAACTGTCCACAGACCGCAGCCAGTTCCTCCAACGCGCCCGCCACAACGCACTCTTGACCCTGCCGTCGCTGATGCCCCTTGAGGGACAGACGGGGGCTTCCCATCTCGTGGAGCCGTATCAGGGGTTAGGCGCGCGTGGCGTGGTTCACCTGTCCTCACGGATGCTGGTAGGCTTCCTGCCCGCTGGCCGACCCTACATGCGCCTGGATTTGCCCCCTGAGATTAAGTTGGCCGCACAAGGCGAGGAAGATACCGCGACCACCAAGGGCTTGGCCCTCTCTGAGCGTCTGGTTCAGGGTGAGGTTGAGGCTTCGGGCTGGCGTGAGTCTACCCTGATGACGCTACAGCAACTCCTAGTTGCCGGTAGCGCCGTCGAGCAGATGCTTGACGACAACAAGATCCGTGTATTCCGGCTGGACCAATTTGTTGTCCGCCGCAACCATGACGGCACCATCCTGGAACTGATCATTCAGGAGAAATTCAAACGCGACGCAACGCCTGTTGAGCTTACAAACCCCAAGGCCAATGGCGGGACCACTACGATGGCCCCTAACCAGGATGAGGAGGTTGAGCTTTACTCAGGCATGAAGATGATCACAGAGGGTAGCCGACGCTTCTACCGCCGCACCCAGGAATGGGGCGATGGACAGGCTGCGAGTGAGTCCACTACATGGGAGCTTAAAGACTTCCCGTATCTGGCTCTACGCTGGTCCGCCACCCCTGGCGAAGACTATGGCCGCTCAAAGGTCGAAGAACACATCGGTGATCTTCGGTCGCTGGACGCCCTAGAGAAGGCCCAGCTTGAGATGGCTGCTATGGCCGCTCGCAACTTCGTTATGATTGCACCGGGCGCTGGCGCTGCGGGCATGAAGAATCGACTGGCCCGCGCCATCAACGGCGACGTGGTTGTTGGTGACCCAGATTCCGTCGAGCTTAAGAGCTTTGACAATCAATCGGGCTACCAGTTGACCGCACAGCAAGTTCAGATCCTCCGTGAGAATCTGGCACAGGCCTTCCTATTGTCATCCGCTGGTCAGCGTAACGCCGAGCGCGTTACTGCTAAAGAGATCGAGCGGGACATTCAGGAGCTTGAGTCGTCCTTAGGTGGTCAGTTCTCAACCCTGTCTCTGGAAATGATGCAGCGGCGGACGCAATTGCTTATCGGGAATATGAAGGTGCAGCAGAAGCTTCCGCCCTTCCCTGATGGTACAGTCAACCCTGTCATCCTGACGGGCCTTGAGGCCTTGTCTCGTGAGCGGGACGTGGTACGGGCACAGCAGGCCGGCGAGGTTGTACGGCAGTTCCTTGGCGCTGACGAAAGCGCACGGCACGTCGTTAAGCTGGATAAGATTCTAGGGCGGGCATTGGTAGGTCTCGGGTTCGAGGACGCCGTTCGCACTGAGGATGAGGCCACAGCTTTGCGTGCTCAAGAGCAGCAACAGCAGCAGCAACAAGAGTTGATCAATGCTACTGCTCCTGGCGTGGCTAAGGAGTTGGCATCTAAACAAGGAGGACAGTAATGGCGTCAGGTGGTAAAATGCTACCGTTCGACGAGAAGTATCCGTGGGGCAAGCCCGCCCCAGGGACGACCATCGTTGCAATTGGCGGTGATAACATTGAGTTCAGTCGGTACCGGCGCGATGCCATCGCGGCAATGCTTAGCGGACGGGCTACGCCTGAACAGGCGGCTCTAGTGCGAGAGACAGACGAGATCTACTCGCAAGCGATTAACGGCACATCTGAGGAGGAATAAGATGGCTGACGGCGATACCAAAGCAACTGATACTGTCACCACGACTGTGGTGGATGGCTCCAACAGCGCTAGCGTCAACCTTTCCCTAGCGGAAGGCAAGGACACCGCTGCAAATACCGGCCCATCTGCTGAGTCCCTGGGCGTCAGCCCTGAGCAGTTCGATAAGTTCTTCGACGCTAAAGAAGGTGCTTACAACTGGCAGGCGCACGCTAAAGAAGCTGAGTTCAAGACTGAGCAGAAGTCCAAGGCCGCTGATGGCGAAGGTGAAGGTAAAGAGACCGCACCGTCGTCTGATGATGAGGCTAAGACCCTGGCCGAGAGGGCCGGTCTGGACTTCACTGCCTTGCAGGACAAGGTGATTGACGACGGTGACCTAGAGGCTGCGGACTACGCGGCTCTAAAGGCCATCGGTCTCCCTGAGGATGTCGTCAAGGATTACATCGCAGGTATCCACGAGCGCGTCGAGACTCACGTAAAGAATGTCTATGCGGCCTTTGGCGGCGAGACGAACTTTGAGGCCGTACGCACGTCTATCGCTGACCAGTACTCTAAGGATGAGTTGGCGGCGCTGTCTACGAGGCTGTCAGATCCGAATGAGTACAAGCTTACGGCTGACATGCTCCTGGCTAAAGCTGGCAAACCGCCTGTCGAAAGAGGTACCGCTGTTAACGGTCCCAATGCAGGTGCTCCGGGAACGTCCGAGTCAAAACCGTTCGCCTCTCAAATGGAGATGGTCAGGATGCAGCGCGATCCGCGCTACAAGACTGACGCGGCGTTCCGGTCGGAAGTTTACAAGCGCGCAGCGGTCAGTGACTTTTCAGTTAATCCGCGCGGGCATACTAGCGGATTGTAAAAATGGCAGAGCAGCCAATGCAGGTGATGACCGCCTTCCCTACCTACGTCGGTAGTAAACAGTGGTCAGACACCGACAAACTAAACGACGGCCTCCGTCGCGCCATCTGGCAAAACAAGGGGGCAAATCCTGACGGCCTGTATCGCTCAAACGCGGCAGGCACGTGGCATAGCGACGACGCCTGTCTTAAGTGGATGGGCGACGCTGGTAAGCAACTCGGTCAGATGTTCGGAAATGCCTTCCGGACGTACATCAACAATGCGTTTGGCGCTGACGAAGCGGCTGAGTGTGCCATCTCCCTACAAGCTTGGGCGATGGTCTACAGTCCAGGCGGCTACGCAACGGTCCACACCCACCCCAACTGTCATCTGTCGGGGGTCTATTACGTAGACGGCGGCGATGACTCAAAATCAATAATGGCAACGGGTGTCAATGTCCATCCCGGCGATATCGAGTTCGTTAATCCTGGGCCGCCATGTCCGTATCAATTTACGGGTATGACGACCTCTCGGGGCTTCCGCATCAACCCAGACGCAGGGCAGATGCTTGTGTTCCCCTCTAACCTTCCGCACTTCGTGCATCCGGTTAAGGCTGACGAACGTATCAGTATTGCCTGTAACGCGACGATCAAGCGATTCAAACCCCCGGTCAAGATGGAGACACCCAATGACCCTGACAAATAGTACCAAGCTGGCCTCTGCTGAGGCGCAGGCTGATTTCACCGAAGCCGCCGCCGCCGAAACTGTTGCGGAAGCTGCTGAGGCTCTGGCGATGGAGGGCGTTACGCCCGCCGTTAATGGCGACTGGACGTACAGTGCAACTGCTGAGAGCGTTGGCGGCGAAGTCGCTGGCTCCGGTGGTCATGACCTGGACGCCGCGCCTGGCCTGATTTACTCTGGTCCCGCTGGCGGCGC